TAGTCACAGGTTCACCAAAGATTTCATTAGTACGCTACCACGATAAAGACCAAGATCTAATCTTCGTACCAGAGCGTAATAACCTAATTCTTGCTAACATCCCAAATCCTATTGGAAAATGTTTAGCACGCGTTGCAATGCGTGCATCTATCGATGGCGAAGCACGCGGTCAGTTTGATGATATTCTAGCGGTGCAGTTGGCACGCGCTCGATTTGCAGTTCTGCAAATACAGGCAGCAGAGAAATCGATTCAAGCCCCTATTGCTATTCCTCAAGATGTGCAAGAACTCGCGCTTGGACCTGACTCGATTATGCGCTCTGCTAATCCACAGGCGATTCGCCGTGTACCGCTAGAACTACCTAATGGTGTATTCACCGAATCTGGCGTCCTAGAGCGTGAATTGCGTATGGGCGCTCGTTACCCAGAGACACGCACTGGTGATATCTCAGCATCTGTTATTACAGGTCGCGGAGTCCAGGCTCTACAAGCTGGATTTGATACTCAGGTACGAGCAGCGCAAGCACAATTCGCTCGCTTGTTTATGGAAGTTGTATCTCTCTGCTTTGAAGTAGATGAGAAAATCTTTGGTAGTATCCAAAAAGAAATTAAGGGTGTCGATGATGGCACACCTTACAATATGAAATATACACCAAGTAAAGATATCAATGGTAATTATGGTGTAGATGTTCGCTACGGAATTATGTCCGGTATGGATCCCAATCGCGCAATCATTGCATTGTTGCAGATGCGTTCGGACAAGTTAGTTTCCCGAGATTATGTACGCCGTGAAATCCCAATGGAGCTAAATGTCACCCAAGAAGAACAGCGTGTTGACATTGAAGAGATGCGTGATTCCCTTCGTGTTGCTGTTGCTCAGTATGCCCAAACTTTACCCGCGCTTGCAGCACAAGGCGCTGATCCTTCAGTCATTGTTTCAAGAATCGCTGAGGTTATCAAGGGTCGTCAAAAAGGTTTAGCTTTAGAAAACATCGTAGAAAAAGTATTCGCCCCAGAAACTCCAGAAGTTCCGATGACGGGCGAAGAAGTTCCAGCGGCAGGAATGGCCCCAGCCCCTGCCTCGCAGCCAACTCCAGAAATGATGGCTGGTGCGGCCCCTGCTGCTGGCGCTCGTCCCGACATCGCAAGTCTACTTGCACAAATTGCAGGCTAGGAGGTGGATAAATGAATAAAGGTGGTCGCGCAAAGGCTTCAATGGCAAAGCCAACTGAAGGCAAGAAGGATACTTCTAAGCCAAAAGGCGGAGAAGTAAAGTTTGGATATGCCCCTGCCGGACGTAAAGGCAAGAAGGCTTAAGTAAAGGCTAACGAGAGGATAGAGCGTGGATAAAAAACCAGATTATATACCTCGCTCTATCCGTCTCGCCGATATCTTTGTTTTATTTGCAGGTTTATTTCATAACGTTATGAGCGCAGTTCATTTATTTGCAGAAGAAGTTTTAGATTTAGCAACATATAACGCAATCAGAAAGAACCAAGTGAATCAGGCTTGGGAACAATTCACAGTAGATTTAGAGACGATGGAGGACAACAATGGCTGAAAATCCGTTAGTAGGAGTATCAGGTCCTAGTAAGTTCTCCAAGAGAACAGATTTACCTAGCGCCTCTTATGGCGAAGGTGTAGAGACAAAAGCAATTAAAGATTCTGCACCAATGGCTAAAACTGCAGACGTGCGTCCAATGAGCCGTTCAGCAATGGGTATGGCTCCAAGCCAACTTGAAAAAGTTACTGGACTTTACGATCCGTCACAAAGAGCAGACGAAGATGTAATGAGTGGCGCCCCTATCGGTCCTGGACCTGGACCTGAAGTTTTAGGTGGCGCACCAGCACAGGGCCGTCTATCAGATGCTCTAGCGCAGATGCTTCCTTATGACACTACTGGCGAAATAACAGTGTTATACCAAGAGGCACTTGCAAGAGGAAACTAATGTCAGACCTTAACGCAGCTGCAGTTGCTGCCGGTTTATCTAAAGAAAAGCGCAAGGATATAGAGCGCCTAGCTAAAGCAATGGAAGCTCATCGCGCTTTATTAAACTTGCCCATAGAAACCGCAAAACAGGCTTATACAAGCAAGCTAACTCCTAATGAGCAGCAAGATTTAGTTAACAAGTTTGGTGAAGAATCCCCAGATGAGAAACCTAATCGTGGCTGGCTAGGTACTGCCTGGCACTACACAGGTGGTAAGTTGCTTGACTTTGCTCAAGCCGCATCTGACTTTTCTACACGTTTAGCACGTACAGGTATTATCGCATTAGAAGAAAAGCGTGACCTTGCGGATGCCTGGGATCGCGCACAGAAAGACGGCGAAAATGTATTTAATGAAAGTCGCTTAACTACCGCCGAAGAGAAGTTTGGCAAGACTCTTGTTGGTGTAGCCAAGAAGATTCGTATGGCTAAGAATGCCGATGAAGTTGCAGAACTTATGGCAACCGCTTCTGAAGAAGAGAAGTATTGGTTGCAGATTTCAGACCGTACACTCAAGAATCTTAATGGCAAAAATAGCCAACAACTGCGTGCCGACAGAGATTTATTAGATGATGCTATATCTGCAGTAAATGCAGCGCAGTACTCTCCAGGTCGCGCTATTGCTAATATCATTGACGCTTTCGTCCCAGGCGACTTTTACAAAAATGGCTTTTTCTACAAGATTACCTCCGGTACGGTAGATGCTGCGTATCGCGTATTTGCCGATCCGTTATTGTTATTAGGCAAAGCAAAGCGCCTATATGATGTAAACAGATACGCATATGAGGTTATTCTTGCATCAGCCCGTAAGGGTGGCGATGATGCTGCTAGATACTTTGCCAAGCCACAGACCCAGGCTTTTTGGAATACCTATGGAGCAGAGCTAACTAAACTACGCGAGGCTACAAAGGCTGGAAATAAAGAAGCGGCAGCTAAGGCTCGTGCGACAGCTAAACGCTTAGCCCCAGAGTTTGGACCGGCTGTTATCAATCTATTCAACAAGGCTGAGATTTCAGATGTAAAAAGCGCACAGGCTTTCTTTGAAAATAGCAAAGATGCTTTCGAGATTATAGGGGCTGGTACCGCTCGTCGCCGTATCATTATGCCACGTCTTGATAGTGTGCGTAAGTCTCGTATTGCTATAGCAACTACCGCTAATAAGGTGTTTAACCTAGATGATATCGGTCCAAAGTTAGTAGATGATTTCTTTGGATATCCAGAAACTCAAGATGGTATCTACAAGGCCGTAACTGAAGATCCTAAGAAGCTAGTTGAAGCTGCTAAGGGTATGAAAGTTAGAGGCGTGAAGCGTCTACGCTTTTCTAGCGCTGATATAGCTCGTCGTATTGACAATGCAAAGCGTAAGTTTAGTCGCATTCCGCTATTCAAGGACGATACATTTGATGTAATGGCGGCTGATGCACCCGAAAAGATGTACCAACTTGCAGCAGTTGTTATGCCGACCCGTCAGGCTCGCTTAATTTCTGAGACTTTTGGCGCATTGGAAGAAGCAGGTAAGCGTAAAGAGATGTTTTATGGTCTATACGCCACCATTGCCGATATTCGCGGTATGAATCTTACTGCAGATGGGCAGAAGATTGTTCGTCGTATGACAGGAAAAGGTCAAGTTCGATACAGCATCGCTGGAACTGATGACTATATTGACTTTGGTTTGCTACCTAGCGAAATGAATGACTTTGTTACAGCACCAAGTCTAGTAGATATTGACCGTGCTTCATCGCGTATCAGCCTTACCCAGAGAATGCTTGGTATTTCCAACTCTAAGTTTATGGAAAGCGTTACCAATGCTTGGTCATTCTTTACTTTGGCTGGTTATCGTTACGCAATTCGTAACTCTATTGAAGATTTAATGGTTAATATCGCCATTGGTTCAAGTCCTTGGGGTATCGCTAAGAACCGTTATCTAGCAACACGCTTAAATACGGCACTTCGGCTAACTCCTGGCTTGACAGTTGCTGAAAAAGTTGCTGCAGAACCACTAGGTTTGATTATGCGCTTCGTTAACAAGGGCGAGGCCGAGAAGTATGCCGCTCGTATCAAAGAATATGACAATGTTCTAGCTGCAAAGCGTGCCAAGATTGACGAGTATTCAAGAGCTATTAAAGATCCTACAACTGACCCTGCAAAAATTAGAGGATACAAAGCAGGTATTCGTCGTATCCGCAAGGAAATGGCAGGCGGTTTGGAAGCAGAGATTCGCAGAACTTTAGCTGAAGCTCTAGCAGCTGGTCGTACTCAACGTTTTGCTAAGCGATTGGGTATCAAGAATTTAGACCAAGAAGGCTTAGACATTCTCACCGAGCAGGTTCTATACGGTGATGTTGAGAGCCTACTGGCTACTATATCTGAAGGTGGTTTTAACTTTGCCACTGGTGCTAATTATGTAGATGCCTCATTTGACGCTGCTAAGGTTTTGGGTGTCAAGCAGGCAGAACTACGTCTTGATTTAAGTGGACTACAAACTAGATACGGTAAAGCAGCAGGCGCTCGTGGCTTTACAGAGATTGGCATTGTGCCAACTAATGAAGCAACGATGGTTGCTTGGGCTTTGCGTATCTCATTCTATGGCAATGACGAACTAGGTTCTATTGCTCTTGCAAATCTATCAGACGATGCAGCAGAGTCAGCCAAGGCTATCAAGGCTTTGCGAGAATGGTTATCAGATCCTAAGAATAAGAAGGTTCTAGATGATGCCCGTCTGTCTTCAGGTAAGAATCTATCAATAGATGAATATGCACAGATTGTCTATAGCCGCGCTAGGGCTATTCTTGTACGCCGTGATACTGGCAAGGTAAACGTAGAATTACTCAATAAAATTCGCACATATGATGCTGAATTAGACCGCTATGTGATATCAGGCAAGTTAACGCTTGATGATTTACCAGATACTTTTGAGGCCACGCCAATGTCGGTAGTAGGCCCAGAGTTAATTCCCGTAGCGGATGTAAACAATTACACCTCACCTTTGATGCAAAAGGGTTGGGTATGGCTAGGTCTATCCACAGCTCGTTTATCACGCCAACCAATGGCGCTATATGAGGTAACCAGAATACGCAAGATGATGCGTAGCACTGGCTTTGAAGACGCATACCTAAACGCATTCGTCAATGGAATTGAAGATGCAGATGCAAAAGCAGCGGCTTTAATCAACGCTAAACGCGAACTTGCAAGATTAGCCGAAGAACGCGCTATTGCAGAGATATTACCATACGTAGATAATCCACTTATCCGTAGCCAGATATCTTTCTCTGCTCGTAACTTTGCTCGTTTCTATCGCGCACAAGAAGATTTCTACCGCCGTATGGCACGTATAGTTAGATATAACCCTGAAGCTATCCAAAAGGCTGCGCTTACATTTGATGGCATAGCGCACAACGGATGGATACAAGAAGATGATCGTGGCGAGAAGTACTTCATATACCCACACTTTGCTCCAGGTTATCGTACAATGCAAGGCGTATTAACCGCTCTTGGTATTCCGCAAGATTTCAAAGTTCCATTCCCAGTGCAGTTTGGTGCATCTGTAAAGATGCTATCTCCGTCGCTTAACACAGAATCTTGGTTGCCTACATTCTCAGGCCCAGCAGCGGCCCTGCCTTTAACTTTTATTCAGAATATGGTCAATATATTTGATCCAGGTATGGGTGATACTATCGCTCGTTATTCACTTGGCGAATATGCAGTAGACCAGGGCTTGGTATCGCGCTTAATGCCAGCTCACGTAAACCGTGCGCTAGATGCAATGAGCCAAGATGAGCGTAATAGCCAATATGCTTCAGCCTATCGCAAGGCAGTAACTTATCTAGAGGCTTCAGGTAATGGCATTCCAAAGCGTTACGACGAAGACGGAAATCTAATTGCACCTTCAGCTGGAGAACTTGAGGCATATCGTGAGAAGGTACGCAGTACGACATTAGCAGTCTTAGCTACCCGCTTTGTATACGGCTTCTTTCTACCTGCATCACCTTCAGTTCAGCTCAAGTCTGATATGCAAGAGTGGATTCGTGATGCTGGTCAGGCTAACTGGAAGCAGTCATTCAATGCTTTACGCGAGCAATATGATGGTGATTATGACAAGGCTATGGCTAAATGGGTTGAACTATACCCAGACCAAGTGCCATACACTGTTGCAGAATCAGAGCGTAAGACCATTGCATTCTTCGGATTTGCTGAAGAATCAGGTAAGTTCGTTGAGGACAATGCTGAAATGTTCAAGGAGTTCCCAGAGGCTGCAGCATTCTTAATACCACATAAGGGTGCGTTCTCGTTTGATGCCTATAGGACAATGGCTAATATGGGTCTACGCAAGAGCAAGCGTGTAGAAGATTACTTGCGTGAGGTCCAGACAGCATCTGACCTACAGGTTTACTACACCAAGCGCAATGAATATGAAGAGTCATTGAAGTTCGCTGGAACTGATATAGGTCGCAGAATTGCTCGTGAGCAGTTCAATACCTGGAAGGATAGATTCTTTGCTGGTCGTCCTTTGGTAGCAGAAGAACTAAACCAAGGCGCTGAGAAGCGTATTAAGACTCTACAGGCGCTAGATGATCTACAGAAATTCTTGGAGAATCCGAAGTATGCGAACATTCGTCCAGATACTCAAAATGTTCTGCGAGAGATGAACAAGGCTTATGTAGACTTTAAGACCCAGCAAGAGATATTTGAACTAACTGGCGCTAGTAAAGATTTAGCAGATACTATAAAGGCTTCAACTATAAGCAGAATCAAAGAACTATCGCTATATAACGAAAACACTCAGGCGGCATATGACGTGCTATTCGGCAAACTGTTAGATAACTAGGAGATTGAGTAACTAATGGCAAAAGAAAAAGATATTAAAACAAATCTTGGTGTTACCAAGAGCGAGAGCCGTTATGTTTCTGACCGTCTCGATGTTCAAGCCGCAAGAAGAAAAGCATTTGAAGCAAATAAAAAGTTAACCTTAGCGCAACGTGGGTTTTCCTCAACCCCGTCAAGTAGTAAGGCTTATCAAGCGTCAGCGGATGCTGTAAAAGCAGCCCAGGCAGCATTTGATGAGGCCAAGATTGAACTTGAAAAAATTGAAGCAGCTGCCAAGGCTGACTATCAAAAGGCCTATAAGAAGGTAACCGCCAAGAAAGAAAAGGCTGAAGCTAAGACAATCGATAAACAGATTGAAATAGCACGCCAAGAACTGCAAAGGCTTATTGACTCAGGTCAGGATGTAACAAGTCAAGAACTAAAGATTCAAGACCTTGTAGACAAAAAGAACAAGACCGGCAAGTACGCTCCTAAAGTAGATACTCCTGAAGGTACGTCGCCTGGGGATCAGGCAGATAAAACTAAACTACGCGACTACGATCAAGAACTTAAGCAAGCAATTCCTTTGCTTCGCAGAATGTCAGAAAAACAGCGTAAAGATTTAGCTGGTCAGCTTAAGGCTGCGGGTCTTTATGATGGGCCAGTTACTGGTGTATACACAGACCTGCTGGCAGACTCTTATCTACAAGCTATATCTCTAAATAAGGCTCGCTCTATGGCTTGGGGCGAAGAAGTTTCATTTACACAGTTTATCAAAGATAAGTCTGTAGAGAATGCAGCTCTTAAGGCTGGAGAAGGTGGACCAGGTAAGCCTCGCGGAACCCAATCAATCTCTACACCATCTGAAGCTGCCGCTAAAGTTGAGGCGATATTTAAGTCAGAACTTGGTCGTCTACCAACCGCTGCAGAGCGTGAACAGTATGTAAACGAACTTATCGCTAGAGAAAAGAAAGCCTCTGCGATTACTAAGATAACTCCTACTAAAATTGGTGGAGTAGTAGTTGATGTATATACAGGTGGATTTGATAAAGACCAATTCTTAAAAGATAAGATACGTAAACTTCCAGAGTATTCAGCATCCAAGAAGGCTGCACGTGAACTTAGCGTACAAAGTCTAGCAAGCACAGCCTTGGCTAATGGCTTGGACTTAAGCAAGAACTTCGGTGCAGACATAGTAACTGGCTGGGTAAAGCGCGTAGAAGCTGGTGAGGATATTGATATTTTCAAGAACCTTATCCGCAAGACTGCAGCTGTAGGACTACCGGAGAATCTAGTGAAATTGGTTGATTCAGGTGTAGACCTAGAAACAATCTATGCTCCATATAAAAGAACTATGGCTAACATTTTAGAGATTCCAGAGTCAGCAATTACTCTAGATGATCCAATGTTACGTGGAGCTATTGGTCCAGATAAGCCAATGACAATATTTGATTTCCAGAAACAACTTCGTAAAGACGCTCGCTGGCAGTATACAGATCAGGCTAAGGAAGAGGTATCAAGTGCAGCGCTTAAAGTACTTCGTGACTTTGGATTCCAGGGGTAATAAATGAGAATTGCAGCCAGACCTACAGGAACGATAACCGATGCCGAGTTTTTTGAAACAGGCAGCGGAAGACCAGGTGGAGTTACGCTAGATCCAAAGCGTATGACAGCTAAAGAGCGTAAACTTGTTCGTAAACAAATTACGAAGCAAACAAAAGCCCAAGCGCCTCGTACTGAAGCAGCGTTAAGTACAGCTGAAAAAGCGCAAACAGAAATACAGGAATCCCAAAAACTCTTAGAAGCAAAGGCAGAGGAAACCAAGGCCGCTGAAAAAGAAGCGATTGCGGATCTACGTGCTGCAGATATAGAAGCCAATAAAGCTCGTATTCTTTCAGACGAACCAATAGTTGATATTGATGATGAAGAAGACGAAGACGATAAAAAAGACGATGACACTTTAACTGCTGATGAAGTAAAGCAGATGATGGCTGATTTCTATGCACAGATTCAAGCAGACGCTTTAGCGCAAAAGCGTGCAGCCGCTGAGTCTGCATACAATCTGCTCTTTGAAGAATTTAGTCGCTATGGCCTAGGCTCTTTAGTGACTCCATTAAAAAAATATATTGAGGATGGAATCTCTGCTGCTGAATTTACTATCAGACTACGCAACGAGCCAGCCTATAAGAAGCGCTTCGCTGCCAATGAAGCTCGTATCCAAAAGGGATTACGTTCTCTATCAGAGGCTGAGTACATTGGCTTAGAAGACCAGTATCAGGATGTTATGCGTCGCTATGGTATGCCTGAGACTTACTATCGTCAAGAGAAAGATCCAGTCACTGGCGTTATGTTACAGCCAGGATTTGAGAAACTAATTAGTGGAGATGTGTCTGCAGTAGAACTTGAAGACAGAGTACAGACTGCATACGACCGCGTTATCAATGCTAACCCAGAGATAGCTCAAACACTCAAAGAGTTTTATCCAGAGATTACTAATGGCGACATCCTTGCCTATGCTCTTGACCCACAAAACGCTATCAACAATATCAAGCGTAAGGTCACTGCTACTGAAATTGGTGCAGCTGCAACGGGTGAGAAGCTAGCCACAGGACGTACTCGTGCTGAAGAACTAGCAGCATTCGGAGTAACTGGACAACAATACCGCCAAGCAGCACCAACAATTAAAGAGGCTGCGACTATAGGTACCAGACTGTCTAGTATCTATGGAGACGATAAGTACGGACAGGCGCAAGCCGAGGCTGAACTTCTTGACATTAGTGGAGCTGGAGAAGCAGCAGCGACACGTAAGAAACTAACAGGACTAGAGACAGCACAATTCTCTAAGTCATCAGGGCTAGCAAGAGGCGCCCTAGGCCGCAGAACAGGCGGCGCAATCTAAGCCTGCTAACGGAACGACTGGCCCGTTAGAGAGATATCAAGACCAGAAGTAGGAGCCATACGAACTTCCCCGAGTCGTATGAGGCCTGCGAAAACTACAATGAATGGGAGAAGGACCTATGTCCAACTACGACTACGAAGACGACGACTTTGAGAATGACTCAAATGATCTCGTTAAGCAGTTGCGTAAAGCAACAAAAGCCAAGGATAAAGAGCTAGCAGAACTAAAGGCTCAGTATGAATCCTTAGCAAAATCAAACAGAGAAAGAGCAATCAAAGACGCCCTCGCTAGTCGCGGGGTAAACGGCAAAATTGCTGCATTTATCCCACAGGATATAGACCCAACTGAAGAGTCTGTATCTAAGTGGCTTGAAGATTATGCCGATGTTTTCGGTATTCAAGTCCCAGAAACACCCCAGAAGCCGAATGTAGATCCAGCTCAGGCTGCTGCTTATCAGAAGATGACAGGCGCAGTAGAAAGCGGTCAATCGCCAGCAGCAACAGACGACATAATGCGTCGCTTGCTTAATGCGAATAGCCGAGAAGAACTAGATACAGTCATTCGGGAATCTGGACTCTAATCCGATCCTATTGAAAGGCTAATGCTAAATGGCACTACCAGGTGGCACAATCACTGGTGTAACCGAAATTAGCAACTTGGTCCAAACAGCGTATGACCAATACGTTCGTATGGCCCTTCGCTCCATTCCTGTAATGCGTGCGATTGCTGATGTTAAGCCAGTACAACAGGCAATGCCAGGATCGTCAGTTGTATTCTCCATCTATTCAGATCTTGCTCAGGCAACATCTACTTTGACGGAAGAATCTGACGTTTCCTCAGTTGCTCTTGGAAACCCATCACAGGTTTCTGTAACACTAAATGAGTACGGCTCTGCCGTAACAACAACCAAGAAGTTGAACCTAACTTCTTTCAACGATGTAGATTCTGCTCTCGCAGACATCATTGCTTACAACGCTGCCGATTCTATCGACTCAGTTGTAGCTACCACACTAACAGGTGGAAGCAACGTTCTATACGGTGGCAATGCAACATCAACAAACACAGTCGATGCAAGTGACACAATCACTGTTGCAAAGATTCGTCAGGCTGTAACAGAGCTTCGCACCAACAAGGCATTGCCTCGTATTGGCGAACTCTATGCTGCATACCTACACCCACGTCAGTCTGCTGACCTACGCGCCGAGACAGGAACTGGTGGATTCCAGGAACTCTCCAAGTACGTAGATCGCACACCATTCGTCGCTGGTGCAGTTGGAGTAATCGAAGGTGCATTCGTTGTCGAAACACCTCGTGTTCCATTCGCTGCTAACAGCGGTGCTGTAAACGTCTACAAGGCTGTTGTAGCAGGCCGTGAGGCTCTTGCTGAGGCAATGGCACAAGACATCTCAACCGTCATCGGTCCAGAAATCGACGCACTCCGTCGTTTCCGCACCATCGGTTGGTACTACTTCGGTGGATTCGCACGTCTTCGTGAAGCGGCTCTATACCGCATCGAGACTGCTGCAACCAACGGCTAGTTAGTTGATTGACTGCCAGGCAGGGGAAACCCTGCTTGGTGGTGAGTTAACTAAGGAAGGAAGAAATGGCTTACACACTTGTAACACCCTGGTTGAATCAGACTTGGATTCCATCGGGTGAAGATTTTTCTCCTTATGCTCGTATTGCTGGAAGAAGAATTACTGGTGGCACACGCACAGGAACTAACCCAGTAAACATCACAGATGTACCTAGAGGTATCACTTTGATTGTCAACGGAACTACAGTTACTGAAAGCAGAACCCCAAGTCAAGATGCACTTGCATCTGCCACTACCTACTATCTTGGTGGACATACATACACATTATCCAATGCTGAAGCACAGGTTCTAATTGACGCTGGCTATAGCTCTTACTTAACACCAATACCATAATGGCAAAGAATCCAAACTGCACAAGCGGGTGCAAGACACAAAATCACGAATCCTATTCTGACTGCCTACAGTCAAAGAATATGGGCTTTGCAGGTTGCTTCCCTAGCAGGCAAGGCTGGGACAAAGACAAAGAAAAGAAAGACAATAAAGAACTTGATTCCTATTGGTCGGCGGTAAAGCAAGGCATTGAGCCTAGGTCTACTCGCCAAAAGGATATCGACGCAGCAGTAAAAATATCCAACGAAGGTGGCAAAGCATTCGATGGAATCAATCTAAAGTACAAGGAGTAGATAATGCCAGCAAATGATCCTAAGCAATATGAGATGGAAGATGACTTCCTACCATATCCATCAGATTCAAATGACAAACCATTTATGACCTATGAGAAGTTGCAATCTGGCGCACCAGGAAAGGCTGCTAAGTGAAGAAGCCTAAAGAAGCAAAGGTGATGAGAGAGTTCAAAAAAGGGACTCTGAAATCAGGCTCTGGCGCTAAGGTTACTTCTCGCAAACAGGCTATTGCCATCGCTCTTTCTGAGGCTGGTAAGTCTAAGAAAAAGCCAGCAAAATTGCCTAGCAAGCCTAAGAAGATGAATGCCCTTGATAAAGCCATTATGAAGCAGAAGCAACTCAAGTCAAAGAACAAGAATCCAGGAAGATACCTGGACAAGTAATGTCTTCAGGTCAATATAAAACCCATAGAGGTTTCAATAAAGTCCAGATTAAGAACGGGCTAGTAGTCCGTCTTAACAAGAACGGAACTATCAGAGCAGTCTTAGGAAAGTACGGAGAGTATGGCAAAGACACCGACTTGGCAAAGAGCCGCAGGTAAGAACCCAAAGGGTGGACTAAACGCTAAGGGCAGAGCATCTGCTAAAGCGCAAGGTATGAACTTAAAGCCACCGGTCAAGAAGGCTGAGGCTAAGAAGTCGCCAAAGGCTGCTGGAAGACGCAAGTCATTCTGTTCAAGAATGTGCGGTATGAAGTCTAAGTTGACTTCAGCAAAGACAGCAGGTAATCCAAACTCTAGAATAAACAAGTCCTTACGGGCTTGGGATTGTAGTTGCAAATGAAGAAAGCATTCTGGGATAAACCCAACCCAAAAGCAAAGTCAAAGAAGTTGACACCAAAACAAAAAGCAGCTGCTAAGAAGCGAGCAAAGGCAGCAGGACGCAAATATCCAAATCTCGTGGATAACGCAGCAGTAGCAAAGAAGAAGTAAGGAGTAGATAGTGGCATTGGGAATAGCGGGAACAACACTGCTTGACGAGTTGAATCGTCTTGCCAATGGTGGCACATATCCAGCCACTAATACTTACGAGGAGGCTGCAGCAGCTAGAGCTTGGGCTGCACAGCGCACAGTGACATTAACAACAACAGATACAGTGGGGGTGTTAAACCAAATTGCTGGGATTAGTTCTAAAACTGATTGGCTTGATTACAGCGGCGTATGTAACTACCTCGCTAGTACTACTGGGTTACCTGCAGCGGATGCTCTCAGAAGGATCTCATCGTGACGACACTGAATGATATGATTAACGAAGTCCTGATCAATATGCAGGGCTACACAATAAACCAAGATAGAACTACCTACCTAGTCTCTCCGGTAACAACAACTACATCTTCAAGTGTATCGCCTACTGTGCTTGCCTTTGGTTCTACTGAGAACATCGGTAAGGGTATTATTGAAATCAACAATGAGTTGATGTGGGTTGACTCCTATGACAAAGTTGCTAACACTGCAACTGTTGCACCATATGGTCGTGGTTACTTAGGTTCTACAGCCAGTACTCACGCTATTGACTCTAAGGTAACAATCTCTCCAACGTTTCCTCGCTTCGTAGTACAGCGTGCAATCAACGATACTATCGAGGCAATGGGCAGTGCAATCTATGCTGTCAAGCAAACCCAGTTTACCTGGAACGCTGCTCAGAATACCTACGAGCTAGATAATCTAGATGTCCAGCATATTCTGTCAATGTCCTGGCAGTCAGTTGGCCCATCCTTAGAATGGCTACCAATCCGCCGTTACAGCTTTGACTCATTCCCAGATACAGCAGAGTGGGGTTCAGGCTCGCAGACAGTTTCTATCTATGACTCTATCGTTCCAGGTCAATCAGTCAAGGTTGTCTATGGAACTTACCCAACAGCATTCACCAGTGGAACACAGGTCTTTACAACACAGACCGGTCTTCGTAACTCCACTCGTGATGTCGTTATCTATGGCGCAATGTACCGACTACTTGCAAACATAGACCCAGCACGTACTTCGTTTGTATCTCCAGAGGCAGACGAAATCGATGCAAAGCGTCCATACAACGCATCTGGAAACGTTATGCGTCAAATCTTTGCGCTATATACACAGCGCCTTGGCGAAGAAGTAACTGCCCTACAGCAAGAGTTTCCTGCTCGAATCCACTACACTCGATAGGTAAAATAAATGACAATCCGTAAGTACACTTCCCGATCGCAGCAAACTACACTAACTGCAGGAATAACATCCACTGCAACGTCACTAACGGTAGTATCTGCATCAGCACTGCTTGGTGGTGTAACCATCAACTCAGGCGAAACATTCACAATCGTCATTGATCCAGACACAGCTCTTGAAGAAATTGTAGATGTATACTCTGCTAGCGGTAACCCTGTATCTGGAAACGTTCTAACTATTGTTAGAGGAATCGATGGTTCCTCTGGTCAAGCGCACAGCGCTGGTGCTGCTGTTCGCCATATGGCTATCGGACGCGATTTCCGCGAAGCCAATACTCACGAGAATGCAACAAGTGGAGTTCACGGTGTAACTGGTTCTGTAGTGGGAACCACTGATACCCAGACTCTAACTAATAAGTCAATCTCTGGTGCAACCAATACCTTAACTGCAATCCCTAACTCAGCTACTACGGCAACTAGCGCTAATACCGCTAGCACAATCGTAGCCCGTGATGCTTCAGGCAACTTCAGCGCTGGAACGGTAACTGCTAACCTAACAGGTACTGTAACGGGTAATATCACAGGCAACGCTGCAACTGCTACTGCCTTGCAGAATGCCAGAGACTTTCAGATTCTAGGAGACGTTGAGGCTTCTGCAGTATCCTTCAATGGAACTGGCAATGTTAATCTGACTACCCAAATTGCTACTGGCGTAATCGTAAACGCAGATGTTAATACATCTGCCCAGATTGCTTATGGCAAATTGAACTTGGCTAACAGCATCGTCAATGCCGATATCAATGCTTCAGCCGCTATAGATAAAACCAAGATTTCAGGAACTGCTATCACCGCTGCCGATACTGGCACAGTGACTAGCGCGATGATTGCCAATGGCGCTATCGTCGATGCTGACATTAACGCTGCAGCAGCCATCACCTTTAGCAAGCTAGCTGCCCCAGTCTCAGACTTCTCAGTAAACAGCCAGAAGATTACCAACCTTGCTACACCTACCGCTGGCACAGATGCAGCCACCAAGGCCTATGCCGATCTAATGATTCCTCTAACCCAGAAGGCAGCCGCTAATGGCGTTGCCTCTCTGGATGCAGGCGGAAAGGTTCCTACCTCTCAG